TGACCTATTAAAACAATGGATTGATAGTTTATTAGCTTGTCAATTTGATACAGATGAAATTAAAAATGGGACAGCTAGAGCAATGGTTGATAAATTACAATGATTATATGCCACGAAATGAAATGGGCAGATTGCCTATCACATAAAATCTGGCCTCATATAAAGCAAGGTTGGAAAGATGAAGATAAACCTATACACTTCTTTTGGGGTTTAGGTGGTGCAAATACAGCTTTAATTAAAGAGTGTATTGATAAACAAGAAGAATGGTGGTATGTAGATGTTGGTTACTTTACTGAACAGATTACTAGATACCCTACACCATACATACACGATAAAGACAAAACATATTTTAGAATTGTAAGAGGTGGTATTCACACAAGTGGTGGTAAGTTTGCACCTGATGGTTTACGATTAAAAGAATTAGAAAGAAAAGGTATTGATGTAGAGTTTAAAGGTTGGTCAAAGAACAGAAATAAGATTTTAGTTTGTCCTTCATCACCTACTGTTACCTTTCATATTAATGGTATATCACAAGACCAATGGATTGATGAGGTTGTTAAAACATTAAAACAACATACTGATAGAGAAATTGTGGTAAGAAATAAACCAAGACCTGGCAATCAATGGTGGAATACTAACATTAAAGATGATTTACAAGATGCTCACGCTTTGGTAACTAATATGTCACTATCAGCTATTGATGCAATATTGAATATGGTGCCAGCATTTACTCATGTAAGAAATGTCGCATCACAGATTACAAGTAGAGATATAAGTAAGATAGAAAAACCTTTAAAACCAGGAAGAAAAACTATAAGAGATTGGATGCAGTATGTAGTTGAACACCAATTTACCTTAGAAGAAATGGGAAATGGTACAGCATATGAAACTCTTAAAAGGCAATATGAAGATAAGATATTATAAAGACATAGACGGCTGGAGATGGTTAGGATTTATTCTTGCTATTATATCTGCTTTTATATTGTCTAATGCAAATGTAGAAACTCAATGGATAGGTTGGTCAATTGCCTGTATTAGTTGTTCTATTTGGATTTACATGGCATATAAAGATAAAGATACTCCTAGAGGATTAATGGAGTTAATGTATTTACTATTAGGAATTAGAGCCGTATGGAATTGGTTGATAGGTTAAATTTTGCGTGTGTATGTTATGGTGACAAATATTCTGTAGAGTATGTTCAAAAACTCTACAATATGATACAACGACATACTACCTTAGAACATAAGTTTATTGTTTTTACAGACCATGTAAAGATGCACAAATTGGTCGAAGGCGATATTGAAATTAGAGAATTTGCATTACACGACTTACAAGGTTGGTGGAATAAAATGCAGTTGTTTAGTCCTGATAGTGAACTCTATGGTACAACTCTATACATGGACTTAGATGTGATAATTACAGGCAATATAGATTGTTTCTTTACACACGAACCTCAGGCCGACTTTGTTGGTATGAATGACTTTAATCCTAGTACCAAAATATTCAACTCCAGCGTGATGAGATTTCGTAGCTTTGATGTTGCAGAAAAACTATGGATTCCGTTTATGAGAAATAGGCCACAATACTTAAAATTGGCTGGTGACCAGAACGCAATCTCAGATATAATACTTAAATATGATACAACCAGACGATTTCCAGACGCCTGGACGCAAAGCTATAAGTGGTTTGATAGAAGTGGTACCAGATTTCATAAGACGAACTGGACCTTTGAACATAATGGCGAATCGTTAGTAACCGTGTTTCACGGACAGCCTAATCCTCACCAATCCGACATGGATTGGGTCAAAAAAGCATGGATTTAGAACAAAACCAGAACAAAAAATATTAAAAAAAATGAGAAACCCTTGATTTTAAAGGGTTTTTTTATTGAAAAAAAGTGAAAAAAGTGCTTGACTCTTGCTTCTTTTTAGTGTAGGATATATGTATAAACTAAAGAAAGGACACATTATGAGTAAAACAAAAAGTTATTTTTGGGACGAAGCTGAAAAGTTTGTTGATAATATCGCTTGCCAAGTCAAAGGAGGTATGTTAACCTTTGAACAAGGTGTTAATGAGATTATGAACTCAAATCAGGCTTTAGAACTAATTGGTATATATGACCAAGACAGTTGCGAAGAATGTTTACACTATGCAGTTGAAGACAGTAAATAAGGAGAACACTATGACACTACTTGAACATATCAAAAAAATCAACGCTGAATCCAAAAAGTGGATGGATGAAAATCCAGGTAGTTGGGCTGGTATGGTTACTGAGGACATCCAATATTGGAATGACCAAGGTATATTCACAGTAGAAGATTATGAGAGAGATAGCCTTATTACAAGTGTGTATGAAATGCACAAAGATGCTTATGGTGTAAAAGGTAGACACTACAATTTTAAAGAAATGTCAAACGAAGATTTACAAAAAGAACTAGACCATCTATGTGCTGTTGCTAAAGAACAGGCAGATGCCGAAAAAAAGGCTGAAGAACAAGCATACGAGAAATTTGAAAACCAAATTACTCAGATGATGAAACACGGTGCAGGTAACCGTGACATTGCTATTAAATGGATTTTACAGGCTGAAGGCCTTGATACTGAGAGGGATCCAAGTTATATTTGTTATAGCTTAGGTCTATCTTATGACAAAGAAGAAATTTTTAAAACTTATACTATGAAGGAGGCAGTATGATTGACACAAATGTGTGTACCTTTGTTGACGACTTAGGTAAAAACTTATACAGAAAGAAAACTTATTATACAATCTGTATAGAACAAGAAGTGTTAGCTAATAATAAAGAAGAAGCTGACCAAAAGTTAAGTGATTGTGGTATTGACTATTCACAAATCAACCACGAAATAACAGAAACAAAAGACGGTGTTGAAACTTATATGGTTGATGCTGAATATACAGAAAGTGGCGATATCGAATACAAAGGTAAAGTAGTCTATGAAGATGATGAAGATGCCGAAGAAAATGGTTTTGTAGAAATCGACCCTTATGCAGATGAGATAGATATACCAGATGAGATAGATACTCAATTAAATTTAGAATATGAACAAAAAATAGGAAAATAAATGTTGAAATATAATGAAGACAAAATCCTCAATGAGGTACTTGAATATATCAAAGGCACATATGGCCAACATTATGCTCAAGTGAAAGAAGGTGTACAAGTACAAGACTTGTTACGCTCTATTGGTATTGACCAAGATTTTTGCCAAGCTAATGCAATTAAATATCTTGCAAGGTATGGTAAGAAAGATGGTAAGAATAGGAAAGACCTATTGAAAGCCATTCACTATGTTGTTTTATTAATGAACTCGGAGGACCAAAAAAATGGTAACTGAATTTGAAACACTAGAAACTCTTAATGAAATTGATGATGCTTTTGATAATGGTGATATGGCCACGGTCAAAGACAAGTTGATGACACTAAAAGACAAATACCAGACAATGTGTGATGAATTTGACAAATGGTGTGATGAACAAGCACGAATCGACGCTGAAATTGATGCCGGCCGACTTGAATTGGAGGAGGCAGGTTTGGAGAAGTATGGGACGAATCAGTAAACCTTGGTGTATGTTGACCTTCCTTAGCTTAAAAAAACCAATCCTGGCGCATCCTGGCGCCTCTTTTTTCCCAAAAAGCGAGAAAAATCACGCTTTTTTTAAGGGCTTGCCATTTTTGGCGAATTATGATACTATTAATACAATTACTAACAAATAACAGAAAAGGACTATTATATTATGGCTAGAACTGATTTTAGATACACTAAAGAAATGCTTTTTGATGAATTCAAAAGTGCAAAAGAGAAAGACATGGCTCTTTCTAAGAAGAAATTTGATGTAGAAAAAGAGAACGACATTCACATCAATAGAATTAAACTACTAAAAGAATATGTTGAACTTGAAGCACAAAGTCCTGAAGTCTTTAATGATGTAAATATCAACTTCAAAAATCTTTTATTCGCATATGAGCAACCTAATCCTAGAGATTACTTCTATTTTAAAGTATTTGGTAAATCTTATTCACAAAAACAATTTGAAGACCAAGCTCAGACAATGGCGGACTACGAACAAAGTGCTGACATTAAACCTTTAGAAGAAACACTTGCTTAATTATGGCTATCATTTATACAAATACCAGTAGTGGCACATTGAGAAAGAACGCAAAGAAGATGAACAATCTATCTGCTAATCAACTTTCTCAATACAAAGAAGATTGCCGTTTGTATAATAAACATATGAAACAAATTGGTTTACCAAATCATCAACTTAATTTAGAAGATTATATTAAGTATAGATTTGGTAAATTGAAAGTTAAAACAGAACACATTGTAGGTTCTTATGAACCTGAAAAAGTTTACCGTAGAGAATCGCCTGATTATCCTAGTGCAGTTACAAAACTAGGTAATGGTGGTACTATTA